GTATATGATTCTCAGAACAACCGCATTGTAAGAATCCGGATGATAATACGTCCGTATGGAACATTCTGGGAAGTTCTCCCGTGGATGGGAGGTGGCGCGTCATTGACTGGAGCCGGCGCGGCAGGACTCACAGACGGGGCAGCGAATACATTGACCATTCCTACAGCTACGAATTTCCCTGCAACAGGCGGCCCAGCAGCCACGTATACACCGATCACGATTTCTGCTGCTGGCACAGCCCTTTTCAGTGGTTTCAGGGACAATTATACGGGCAGTTGCGACATGTGCCGATCACTCGACGGAAAACGCATCTATGTTCTCAACCGAAATCTCAGCACGAATGGCGTGGCATTTCGTCTGATCAATCTAGAGACAAATACGGTCTCGACGTTTTATAGTACGACAGGAACGGGTGCGGCCCCAGCACTGAATCAGTCCGTCGCTTTTAGTCAATCCCAATGGAATTCTCCGGAAAGATGGGGCCTGTCTCCTGACGGGACGACCATGTATGTCTCGGATTCCGCGAATAATTGCCTTCGGGCCATTAATCCGATTGATCCCACGACATATCTACCCACGGATGCCGCCACTGTGACTACGATTCTGGACTCCACCCGATTCACGGGTGTCAAGGCATTCACGGTCAGTAAATCGGGCCTCATTTATGCCGTGGACAATGTAGGGAGACTAATCCGGTACTCGCCGGCAGACAACGGCGTCGTTACACTCCAGCTACCCATCATGCTTGTAAGAGGGATCGCCATTTCCCAGGATGAAAACACTCTTTATTTTTCTGACACGACCAATAATAGACTTATGTATATGCCGAATGTGAAGGCATTCAATAATGCCGGTCTAATGAACCTGTGCGGAACAAACCAAGAGGGTATTGGTGGAGATAATGCGAGACTCATGACAAGCAATAACGGTTACACGAACGCGATCAAAGACGGCCACCCCTCTCTTGCGCAAATATACAACGGTGATTTGAATGCCCTGGCGGTGAGCAACGACGGTAATTACCTCTATGTGTGTTGTACTGAAGCATCTCTCGTGCGTGTCATCGCGCTTACACAACAGAATACGCTACCTATGTTTTCTCATCTGGTTCCTGGCGCCACGATGAGCGCCTAACCGCACGGATCAATCAAAACGAAAAATCAAATATCGTATGATTCTTGATTTCTCATTTTTGCAGCAGCTGCTTAACAAAAGAGCGGATATACTTTTGTTGAAGCGTCCACGGGCGCTCCCTTCCAAATATAGGGTGTAAATATCGGCTTGGTCACCTGCTCGGCAGGCACGGCGACATGCACACACTCCGCAATATGTTTATACAAATCGAAGTTTGGAAAGCGCTCCGATTCGTCCGCATTCATATATACATTTTTTCCCACATCGTCGATCATGAAAGACCAGATCAGATTATAGAGTTCGGAGACTGTCTCTTTTACCACGAGCCCATTTTCTCTGCTCAAAATATCACCGTCTTCAATCTCATCCGGCTTCGTGGGGAACAGACTATCTAAGAGGCTCACAGCCAGTCTACACAAATCAAAAGATGGATTGGGGGGCACCTCCTTCTCGAATTTCTCACAGAGCGGGCTGAAAAAATATTGATCCCCCGCATCATTGTCCTCTCGAAAATCGTCGCTAATATAAATTTTGTCGTTTACCGTGAAAATCGCTCGGCCAAAATCTATAATCTTAAAGATTTTTCCAAATGTCGGGACACGGTATACTACCCCCATCCCGGTCCGATAATATAGGAATTCCTTCTCTGTAGTAGCCCACACGATATTATTCGTGTGCAAATCGTTGTGAGTAAATCCAAGTATCTTCTGAACACATGCAAGTGCGGCGATAATCTGAAAAAGCCAAGCCGTCCAACGTTCATCCCATTCGACCATTCCAGGACTCGCCCCAACCATCTCAAAGTCAGTCAATAAATCTTCCATTGTTCCGTCATTTTTTTCCGTGAAAATGAGCATAACCGGATAGTCTTTTATCTCTGCATATACTTCGTAGTTGTCTAAAATGAAACTTACGTTCGATTCACTCATAGAAGACGAGCCCGATTCTTTTGTATAAGAAATATCACTCATAGAAACGGCAGAACATACGGAACCTTCTGCATAATTGTTCACGACGATATTGTCCAACTCTTCTTCGGATACATCCGTATTTACGGATGAACTGTAGTCTGAATTTTCGTTCATATTAAATACGAAATTATGTACTTCCTCTGGAATAGGGGCATTCGGATTTTTAGGGTCCCTTACGAACAACTCAAAACGATTCCTATCATAGCCCTTCCAGAACCAACGTTCATTTCTGTAACTGTAGTAATCGTCCGTCAAATTGTAGCGATATTTTTCAGTCCTTGCGCAATACGCCCCATAAAACATATTAAAATGCGGACTTATTCCTTCTTCGCATAGGTGCCCCACCATATACGATGCAACCGATTCCACGTACGCCTGATTCCATATGTCATGTATCTTTCTCCAGGCTGCCCCCCACGTCTTTTCATTCCCAGGAAGTGCAATATTGTTTGGGATCGAATACTCGCCCCGAATCCAATGAATCGGATCCAAAAGGTGTGTGACTTTCAGAAAAACATTTATACTCTGCACTTCCGTCGACAATCTCTTTTGGACTTTTGTAGAGCATATCCCAGTTCCTCCTGATATATCTGCAGCAACAACCCGCCATGAATGGTTCATCCATATTTCCTGCCCTTGAATATGACTTATATCTGAGTTCAATGTAGTTAATGTTGGAAAGAATGTCTGTACGGCCGAATATCCCCGTATTTTGTGCATAGCCTCGGGCATCATCCCGGAGTAGAAATCTGGTTTTTTAATGGAAAGACCCCGGAGCATTGTTCTTTCACATACAAAGAACAATGTCATAAGTTTAAAAACGCAAAAAAAAAGCGGGGGAGTGTATAGTCAAAGATGGCCACCAGTACCCACGTAAATTTCAACATAAAACGATTTGATATGAAGCGGATTCCTCAAGATGCCGTAGTTATTTTCATTGGCCGCCGTAGAACGGGTAAATCTACGCTTGTTCGGGATCTCCTTTTTCATCATCAGGACATGCCGCTTGGAACCGTTATCAGCGGAACAGAGGAATCCAATTCCTTTTATGGAAAGATGATTCCTCCACTCTTCATTCATGGTGAGTTCAATCCGCTTATTCTAGCGAATTTTGTCAAGCGCCAGAAACTCATCATGTCAAAAATTCAAAAGGACCAACAAATGCAGGTAAAAAATCGTATAGACCCCCGGTCGTTTATGATTTTGGACGACTGTATGTATGATGACAGTTGGACTCACGACAAGAATATTCGCTATCTTTTTATGAATGGGCGGTGGCTGAAGGCTTTCTTTTTGATTACTATGCAGTATCCTCTCGGTATTCAACCGGCGCTTCGTACTAACGTCGACTTCGTGTTCATTCTTCGTGAGCCGTATCTCAATAACCGAAAACGTATTTTTGACAACTATGCTTCGGCCTTTCCTTCATTCGAGTTCTTCTGTCAAATTATGGACCAGTGCACACAGAACTACGAATGCCTGGTAATTGACAATACGAGCCAGTCTGCGAAATTAGAGGACTGTATTTTCTGGTATAAGGCGGATGTTCATAGCGATTTCCGTATTGGCGCCCCGGAATTCTGGCAACACTCTGCCTCGTATTACCAGGCGAAGGAGGATGAGATGAATCCGTATGATCCGAATGCGGCGAAGCGACTAAAAGGGCCAACAATTAATGTTCGTAAGAACTAGTAATTGGCGTCATGATTTCTATAGGAGTACAATTCGGTATTGTGTTATTTATTGCCGTTGCACTCTTGGTAGCAGACCGTTGTATCCGCATACAACCTGTCTTAGAAGAGCCATTCCAGATGCCAGTTCTATATGGGGAGCGGGCGCGTGCATGTGGTGTTGGTCTAGAGTCATGTCCGAATGGAACAAAATGTGGAAATGGTCTGTGTATTAATACAGATGTGAGCCCTCTTAAGGAAAAGCACCCACTTCCTGTGCTTCCTGCACGTGTTGGTTAAATACTACTGCCAAGTACTTAATTTTAGTACTTGGCTCTGATGGCTACCGTGATGTGCGGAAGTTAAGTACCCCCTAAAGGGGTACTTAATTTAAGCCTACATCACTACTGTAGGCATGTAGGCTAAGTTAGGTACACCCTTAGGGTGTACCTAACTTTGGCACATGCCGTTAGAACGAAAAGATTAAGTCACTCCAATATCATAAGGCCACAGAGTGGCCTTATCTATGGGGAGTACTTAACTTTAGTACTAGACGTTACTAGACGTTACCTGCATATTTCTTCGTCATATGTAGAATGTCTAAGAAAGGTGACTCAAATGCAATAGGTATTCTATTGCTAATTGTTGTACTAGTTCTGATCGGCTTACCATATCTGCGGAATATATTCGCCCCTGCATTTCCTGAGGGCTTCCGTAATGTAGACTGTAAAGGGATCACTTGCGATGAGGGTCAATTCTGCAAGGACAATACCTGTCATGATGTTAACGCCCCTAAGTCATCTTGTGGGATGTGAAACGGCATGTACCGTCTACCGCCAAGTACTTAAATTAAGTCACTCCAATACCGGTACATAATTTTGGAATATACCGGTATTGGAGTGACTTAATATTTTCGTTCTAGCCATCAGAACCAACTACTTATTTTAAGTACTTGGCTGTACCGTCATGTGCCGT